TAAAACACAATGACGATGAGTTCCTAATTGAACTTGCAGTCGTCGGATTCAAACAAGAACATATCGATATCGAAATGCATGATGGTATTCTTACAATTAAGGGTAACAGAGAGCAAAGACGAAAACAAGATCTTTATGTTCACAAAGGTATCAGCGGTCGTAAATTCGAGAGGTCATTTAGACTCTCCGAATTTGTAGAAGTCACTGGAGCTATGCTCGAGGATGGATTGCTTACAATATCATTGGAGCGAATCATTCCAGATGAGAAGCGTCCTCGTAAAATTTCAATCAACAATAATTTACGAGGTAATAAACATGACAACACTAGTCCTGAACTACTCAACGAGTCTGCTTGAAGCAACACTTAGTTTCTTTCAAAATATTGCAAACGCATTATTATTAGCACGTCAATATCAAGCTAATCATTATGCAGCAAAATTACTTTCTGACGCAGAATACAACGGTAAAGAATATTATCGTATTCTATCAGAAATGAATGAATCTAGCAGAAAACAATATGGTATGAAATAATGCTAAAGTTTTTCTTCGGTTACTATCAAACAGAATCACAAATGTATAACTCTATGAAAACATGGAGAATAAATTAATGTGGCCTTATACTCAAGACGAGGCAGATTATTTAAACTAATAAATAGGGGAGCAGGGAAACTTGCTCCTTTAACTTTTTACGGAGAAACAAATGGCAGCAGAAAATTATCAAGCATGCTTAGACATGATACTACACCACGAAGGTGGGTATGTGAATCATCCAAAAGATCCTGGAGGTGAAACTAATCTAGGAGTCACGAAACGTGTATACGAAGAGTGGGGTGGAAGTAAAGATATGAAAGACTTAGAGGTGGAAGATGTTGCTCCGATCTATAGGAAAAATTATTGGGATAGAATTAAAGCAGATGACATTCCCTCTGGCCTTGATCTATGTGTATTTGATTTTGGTGTTAATGCTGGTACTGGACGGTCTGCAAAATATCTCCAGACTCTCATAGGTACTGTTGCTGACGGTGGCATTGGACCAAACACACTCAAAGCACTCGATGAATATATAAGTCAACAGGAATATGGGGTGAAAGATACAATCTTGAAGTTTCAAGCAGAAAGACAAAATTATTACGAGAGTCTCTCTACATTTGAAACATTTGGTAAAGGTTGGACACGTAGAGTTGAGGAAACAACAAAGTCTGCTCTTGGAATGGTTGAACCATTATACGAATAAAACGCTTTACATTTTCGACGTTTTCTGATATAATTATATTATGAGTTTTTATACATCCGTAGTTAGATATGGTAACAATATCCTTTATCGTGGGTATGACGATAATGGAAAAAAAGTTATCCGAAAAGATTTTTTCGAACCAAAATTTTATATACCAACTAAAAAAGAAACTGGTTGGCGAGGACTTGATAATGTCAAGATCGGATCAGTTTCTTTTAAATCTATGCGTGAATCAAAAGCATGGATTGAACAATATAGAGGTGTAAGTGGTTTCAAAGTTTATGGAACTTCTAACTATTTACACCAATATATTACATCAAAATATCCTCGTGAAATAAAATTCGATCGTGACAAAATAAATGTTACAACTATCGATATTGAGACCGAGTACGATGGTGGGTTCCCAGAACCAGAACGTGCTGATCAAAAAATACTTGCAATCACTCTCAAAAACAATCAGGATGGATTATATTGGGTTTGGGGTTATGGTGATTATAATGTTGATGATGCACTTATAAAACCTGTAAAATATATCAAGTGTAAAAGTGAACAGGCACTTCTCAAAAGTTTTATCGAATTTTTTGCTTCACCAAATAAATGCCCAGATGTTATCACTGGTTGGAATGTTCGTTTCTTTGATATTCCATATCTCATTAATCGTACAAATAATATACTTGGACTCGAATATGTAAAAAAGTTTTCTCCTTGGGGTATAGTCGATGGTGGTAAGATAACAAGAAGAAACAAAGAAGATCTTGTGTATGATGTTAAAGGCATACAGATATTAGACTATCTAGAATTATTTCAAAAGTTCGGATACACCTATGGTCAACAGGAATCTTATCGACTCAACCACATTGCCTATGTCGTACTTGGTGAGAAAAAACTTTCTTACGAAGAGTCTGGTTCTCTCAAAAATTTATATAAAGATGACTTTCAAAAGTACATTGACTATAACATGAAAGATGTTCAGTTAGTAGATAAACTTGAAGAGAAAATGGGACTTATCACACTTGCTATGACTATTGCGTACAAAGGTGGTGTTAATTATACAGATACATTTGGTGTTACTTCTATGTGGGAGTCAGTCATCTATCGTAAACTTAACTCCCAAAAACGTGTGCCTCATCTCGAAAATTTTATTCAATGTAAAAGTAAAAAGTTTGCAGGTGCTTATGTTAAACATCCTCAAACAGGTATGCATGATTGGGTTGTATCGTTCGATCTCAATTCACTATATCCTAATATTATTGTCCAGTGGAATATGTCACCCGAGACATTAGTAGATCAGTCGCATGAAAATGGTGTTGATCATTATCTTCGTAACAAAGACAAAGTCGTGTCAACTCATGCAGTATCGGCGAATGGTTCTACATATTCTAAAAAGTCTATCGGTGTTATACCAGATTTAATTATTGATTATTATTCAGATCGTAAATCTATAAAAGAAATGATGCTTGCTGCCGAAAAGCAGTATCAGAAAGAAAAAACATACGAACTTGAGAAAGAGATCAATACTTTACAAAACCAGCAGATGGCAATCAAGATTCTAATGAACTCTCTCTATGGTGCACTCGGTAATCAGTATTTTAAATATTTTGACCTACGTCTTGCCGAAGGTGTAACTCTTACTGGTCAACTTGCTATACAGTGGGCAGAGCGAGCACTCAATGAGTCCATGAATAAAATACTGAAGACTGGTGATAAAGATTATGTCCTCGCGATTGATACTGACTCACTATATGTTAACTTTGGTCCAATGATAAAAAAGTTGAACCCAAAAGATCCTGTCAAGTTTCTTGATAAAATTTGTAGTGAACACTTTGAACCAATGTTCAAAAATAGTTATGACGAGTTGTTCAAAAAAATGAACTGTTATAAATCAAGAATGGAGATGGCGCGTGAGGTCATCGCTGATCGTGGTATCTGGGCAGCAAAGAAAAGATATATCCTCAATGTGCATAACTCGGAAGGTGTTCAGTTTAAAGAACCAAAACTAAAGATCATGGGTATTGAGGCAATCAAGTCGTCTACTCCAGAAGTTTGCCGAGATAAGTTTCAAGAGATCTTCAAGATTATGATGACTCAAACTGAATCAGATGTGCAAAAATTTATTATGAAGTTTCGAGAAGAGTTTCATAGTTTACCACCAGAACAAGTATCTTTCCCAAGATCCGTTTCAAATATTACTAGTTGGAAAGACAAAAAAACTATCTACAGTAAAGGTAGTCCGATACATGTCAGAGGATCTTTGTTGTATAATAAGTATTTAAAAGATATGAAATTAACTAGAAACTATGAATTAATTGAAAATGGCACTCGTATCAAATTTTGCTATCTCAAGTTACCAAACCATATTCGTGAAAATGTTATATCATATCCCGAAGCATTACCAAAAGAATTTAAACTTGATAAGTATATTAACTATGATCTCCAGTTCGATAAAACTTTCCTAGAACCACTTAAACTTATCCTAGATGCTATCGGTTGGAATCCAGAAGAACAAAGTACATTAGAGGATTTTTTCATATGATTAAATTACAACCAAAACAACAACTCATGGTCATACTCGCTGAGGAGTGTGGTGAACTTATACAAGCATGCTCAAAAATATTAAGACGTGGATGCGTAGACTTAGATGATACTCACATGCCAGAGTCCTATGAACTATATCGTGAAAAACTAGTAGAGGAAGTGGGTGATGTATATTGCATGATTAATCTTTTACACGAGTGGGATATCGTTAGTTGGGAAGATCTCGAAGAGAGAGCAGAATATAAAAAGAAAAAATTAGAAAAATGGAGTGATTTGGTATGACAAATTTTGAATCAGTCGGAGAGTTTATGAAGACTTTCGGTCAGGAAATAAAAACAAAACCTGAGATTCCTGATGCTGAAACTGTTGAACTCAGAATAGAACTTATATCCGAAGAGTTGGAAGAGTTATGGGATGCTTGTAAAGACAAAGATATCATAGGTATCGCTGATGCTCTCACAGATATCCTATATGTTACTTATGGTGCAGGTCATGCGTTTGGTGTCGATCTTGATAAATGTTTCGCAGAAGTGCAAAGATCCAATATGTCTAAACTTGGTGAGGATGGGAAACCTATCTATCGTGAAGATGGTAAGGTGATGAAAGGTCCAAATTATTCTGAACCAGATCTAAAAACTACTTTACAATTGTGAAAAAGTATGATATAATATATTCTCATTATATTATTGAGGAGAAAATATTATGATTAACACTAGTAAAGCAAAACTTCTTCTAGCGAAATTAGATAGCGACCCAAATTTCGTACAGAAATATTATAGAGTAACAAATTTATCAATTTGTCCTTACTTAGAAAACGCAGTTTACACCGAATATGAATTTTTAAATGATTCACATTTTGATCTTTGGGAAGAATTGAAATACATAGAAATTAGTAAAGAAGAATTTTATGAAGGGTATAAGGAAAGATTAGAAAGAGAAGATGATATCGCTCGTAGATATTGGAGAGAACGTGATGAACGCCAACATAAAGCAGCATAAAACACCACTTCGATATCCTGGTGGAAAGTCAAGAGCAATGAAGTATCTTGAAGAATACTTTCCTCATGTCGGTAATATGAAAGAATATTATGAACCATTCCTCGGTGGTGGTTCTGTTGCTATATTTGTAACTAAAAAGTTTCCTCACCTGAGAATGAGAGTGAACGATTTATTCGTTCCTCTCTATCAGTTTTGGGATAATCTTCAAAACAATACAAAAGAACTTCATCAGGGTGTGATGGATTTTCGTTTGACAAATAATACACCAGATTCAATAAAAGAAAATATAGCAGAGTATCGGAAAATAATTAGATCTTCCGAAACGAGCAGTCTCGACAGAGCAATCTACTGGTATATAATAAATAAATGCTCATTCGGTGGACTTGGATTATCTGGTGGTTTCAGTGAAAGTTCTTCTATCTCAAACTTTACAATAAAAATTATCGATGATTTATTAGTGTATAGTCAGATAATATCTAATTGGGAAATAACTAACTACTCTTATGAAACAGTTATGGAAGAAGCAAACGAAGATAGTTTTGTTTATCTCGATCCTCCTTATGATTTAGATAAGCAGAACAGTAGTGGACTTTATGGTGATAATGGAAGTATGCATAATAAGTTTGATCATGTATTATTTGCCGAAAACTGCCTCAAATGCCCTGCTAAGCAACTTGTATCCTATAATAATGAGCAAGAAATTATTGATAGGTATCCTAATTGGAACGCAAACACATATGATCTTACATATACGATGAGATCAGTTGCTGAATATGGTCAGATGCAGAAAGATAGAAAAGAACTAGTTTTATATAATTATGATATCCTTAACCGTTTTTAAAAATATATACGATAATAAAACTCAAAAACGTATCGATCTTTTAGACTTTGATGCGTTTGAAGATGCATTATATGGACTTTCTGAAATAGAAAGAAAAACTAAAAACGATGCAGACCTTATTTCTCCTGCCACCTATAGACCAGATACCACTCGTAAAAATGATAACGTAGTAGAGTGGTCTGGTTGGTGTGCTGTAGACGTAGATGATTTTATATTTGAAGGAGACTTAAATGAATATTTGGTTAATCAGTTTAATGATTATCGGTTTATTTGTTATTCTACTGCGAGTAGCACTGTTGATCTACCGAAGTTTCGCCTTGTCTTTCCTCTTACGAAAGCAGTACGGAACGGAGAAATTAAAGCTTTCTGGTATGCGTTACAAACTGAACTCGGCGACCTCGGAGACAAACAAACTAAGGATCTGTCACGAATGTATTACATCCCTGGAAAATACACTGGTGCTCACAACTTTATATTCAGTCATCGTGCTGGTGAGTTTATTAATCCTCATCAATTGATGAAGAAACATCCCATGGCAGAAAAAACAGGAACGACATTCATAGATAGACTTCCTGATGAGATGCGTAAACAAATAATAGAGTATCGTAAATCAAAACTTGATAATACAGACATACATTGGACAACGTATCGTGACTGTCCATTTTTTCCTCGAAAACTTGAAAATGAATATCGTCTTATTAGTAATACAGGATGGTATCACAAGATGTTTCAAATTATGGTTGCTCTTGCTGGTAATGCAATCAAAAAAGAATATCCTATTACTGCACAAGAGATATCTAAACTTTGTAGAGAACTTGATATGGATACAGGAAACTGGTATGCAAACAGACCTCTTGATAAGGAAGCAGATCGTGCGTTGGAGTATGTCTTTAAAAATATATAGAGAAGCAAACTGGAGAACTTGGGCAGTTAAAGGTAGATTATGCCCAATTAACTGGAAAGAAAGTGCTTTGTGGAGTGTATATCATGATTATGGTATGCGTATGTGGATGAATGAAGAAGCAACATATACTGCCAAGGATGGGTTTCGTGAAGCATTTATGCAGAGAATACAAGAAAATTTAATATTGCATAGTTATGTAAATATGTCAGATACTCCTATGGTAAGATGGTTTGTGAGTTTAGAAAATAATTAAATAAAATGAAAAAAAAGCTTTACTTATCTGAAAAACTATGATATAATAGTTGTATAATCATTTTTTAAAGAGGAGTTCATTATGATTAATTATGTTACAGGTCACGAGTATTCAGGTCAAAATTTCACTACACTTATGATGGCAGGATACGACGAAGGTGATTCTTTTGTTACTTTCAAGCAAGCGATCAAGTTAGATGGTATCTCAGGAAAAGCATTGAAAGGTATCAAGAAGGCAGCAACTCTTGTACGTTTTTCTCGTACTGAGCAAGTTCAAGATGAGAATGGTAAGATGGTTTCTAAACCAATTTATTTCTCAGTATTTGATCTCAAAGAAGTTATAAAAAGAAAGGTATAAAAAGCTTTACTTATCTAAAAAATTATGATATAATAGAATTATAGGAGACATGGTGTCGACTATTTTAAATGATACAGTTTTAATCTGTATTTTATGATTCCATAGAAAGGGAATATTATGTATAAAATTAATAAAATGACCCACACAACACATCTGAAGACTCGTCGCGAGATCACTAATTTGATTCGCACGGAAAAATTACATCCGAATCCTATCGGGCAACGTCCTGCGGTTCCCAGTATGACAAAACCAATAGAAATTATCAATGCAATGTTAGATGGGTTTTTCACTGGTGCGATTCTTATAAGAGATATTCGTCCAAGTGATGATGTTGATCCTAAATTTTGGAAAGCAGCACGAAAGAAGTATCCTGGTCGAGACTTTTTAGTTATTGATGGTGGTCACAGATCACGTGCCTTGCGTGATTTTGAAGAAAATAAAATTGTTTCACAATATGGTAAAATTAATCAGATAGATGATAAAGAAGCAAATGATTTTTTTAAAACTGAAGAAACAGTAATTATTTTCAGATGCACCTCAAAACAAGCAACTCAAATATTTCGCACGATCAATACAGTGACCTATGTGAATGAGATGGAGAAGATCATGGCGAATGAAGACTCCGAAACTTCAGAATATATTCGAAAAAATACTGCAAGTTATGCCGAATACAGAAACCAACCGCATGAACTTTTTTCTGTTAAAATTAAACAGGGAACTAATGACCTGATTATTCCATCATACTTCAGTCAACAAAATATAAATCCACGTCGTGAGTGGGACGAACTAGTTGCTGTTGTTTTAGTAAAATGCCTTGCTGGTATGAAAAATGTTGATGCTGGTTATTCTGTTATCGAAAACCTTGTCGATGAAGACGAACCTTTAAGTCAAACTGTCCAAAAGAAAGTAAAAACTACACTTGATGATGCTTTAAAAGTTTTAAAGTTTGCTAAAAAAACAAAATATTCTAAAGTGTCATTCGGTGTTTTTCAATTAGTTTATTTTGAAATAATGGCAAAGGGTGGACGTATCATTGATTTTGATAAGTTTTCACGTTTACTTTGGACAGCAAATGCTACTATCGATCGAAAATATGATAAGGAAGGATCGAGTATCATGTCTAATAAGAAAGCATTTGCCAAAGGTGAAGTGCAGAGTGCACTTGCTAAAGAATATATTGAGGAGATGGGAGATCTCGAAGGTGTTGTAAATTTTTCACCACGCACTGCCACTTATGATCAACAATATAAAAAGTTAGCAGAGAGAGGTTTTGTAGATGCAGATGGTAATGTTCTTGAGATGAAAAATGCTGAGTTTTTACATCTCACTCCTCATTCTGAAGGTGGTACCGAAGGAATCGTGGAACGGAAATCTCTTAATCATATAATTCCAACTTATGAGGAGGCATTAATGCTTCAAAAACTTAGAGAAGAAAAAGGAGTGTAATATAATGGCAAATCACGTGCATTGGAGTTTAAATTTTAGTTCTATGAATGAAGAAGCAACTAAAAAGTTTATTGAAATACAAAAACGTGTAAGACCTCTGCAAGAAGGATCTTACACTCAATGGTTCGGTGACCTTTTTGTTGATGGGGGAAAGACATCACCAACATATGAAGAGTCCGAAGAATATAATTGGGCAGTTGATAATATTGGAGCAAAATGGTGTTACATTGAAGATATGTATGAAGATTCTATTACTGGGTATTCTGCATGGTCACCACCAACAGAAGGGATTGAGTCTTTAATTGCCGAGTTATCCGAATACGATAAAAATTTAGTTTCTGTTTTCACATACGATGATGAATTTCCAAATTTTTTTGGTGCAGCAACATATGAAGGAAATGAATGTCTTTCCTCTGAATATTGGGAATATAATGATTTGATAAAAAAATGTATTCAAGACAATATGGAAGATCTTGGTGGTAAATATAATTCTGAAGAAGGTGAATGGGCAGACGAAGAGTCTGAAGGTATTTTTCAAGATGTTATGTACGAAACTTTAAGTGGTATGCAAGATGATGAAATTTTATATGGAATGCAGTATGTTACAAAATAATAAAAAACAAGCTTTACATAAATACAGATTTATGATATAATATATCAAAGGAGTGTTATATGAGTAACTTTACAGAAGAAGTTGTTGATGGTGTACGCACACTAACAGCAAAAAGAAAATATGATTGTGAGCATCTACTAAATGGATTTATGACAGATGATCACTATGAGATAGTCATCGATGATGACTGCGACTTTTACGCACCACCGATAGCAACTATTGATGGTGCTTTTAATAATGAAGATAATCTTGGTTTTAGATTTAGAAAAGGTATTTTTACTAAAGAGCAGATGGAAGGTGCATACGAAGGTTTACTTGGTGCTGCAACATTTTCTAATAATCGTGGTACATCTACTGGTACTATCGGAGATCAAAAGCAAGGTAATCGTGATTGGTTATATCCGTGGCAAAAAGATATCATGGATCTGATAACAAACAGTAGTCTAACTGATTTAACACCTCAGGATATTATGGACAAATACATTGCTGAAAATGGTTCACTTACTTATCACTGGGATAAACGTGCATCACTTTGGCATCGTGGTAGAATTACTGGGGCAGGATATGAGTATGATAATTTCTTTTTAAACTTACTTAATACTGGTCAATTAACTATTGAAAAGATAAAAGAAATTAAAGCATTTATTACAGAGACAATGTATACTGCTGCCATTCAATCTGGTATCGCAGGATTTTATGATAGATATCCTCGTATCCCATTTGGCAGAGCAACAAACTATACTGAAAATAATATGGAAAAGTTTGCGAAAGCATATCCATATATGAGAACTCTTGATGGATTATTCAGAGATCTAGTTCCTGGCAGATATGCTAAACAGAAAAAAGTAGCAGAAAGTATCGATAAAAGATTTATCGTTGCCGAAGATACTGCTTTCTCCACAATTACTGTAAATAAAAACTATCGTACAACTGCTCATCGTGATGGAGCAAACTTAAATGGTGGTTTCTCTAATCTATCATCTGTTACAAAAGGTGATATCGGTTGGGAAGGTGGACTCTTTGTACTCCCTGAGTATAAAGTTGCTATCAATCTTCGTCCAGGAGATGCTCTGCTCGTAGATAATGCAGGTATCATTCATGGTAATACTGCTATTATTCCTCCCTCTGGTATGGACATAGAAGATATGGAACGTATCTCAATGGTGTCATATATGCGTGATGGGATGCAGGAACTTAAATCAAAAGAGTATGAAGATTCTAGACGTGAATATGTAACCGAGAGATCTCATAACAAAGACCACCCACTATGGAAAGATAGATGGAATGGTGTGTCCGAAGGTATGTGGGCAGAGACAGATTGGTTAGATCATCTTGAATCAAAAGGTCTTACAGATGAAGATAATATTGTCACTCGCGAAGTAAAACAAAAATCAACACTTGAGGACTTCTTTTAATATGCATATATTAATAACAGGTTTTACAAGAGCAGCATGTACAAAAAACTTTTACAAATCATCTAGTATTGGTTTATGTACTGCGCATTATAGTCTTGTAAAATGTTTAGAAGATATGGGTCATACTGTAGATCAAAGACCTGTGTCAGCAGGTGAAGATGTCAGTAGATATGATAAAGTGATAGTGTTTTTAATGCACATATCTCCATTTAATACATACATGTATGGTGCATTATGGACTATCAGTCAAAGGAGTGATGTATTACTTGCCATTGAAGATTGGCAGTCTCCTAAAAATATCAACACTTGGTCTCGGAATGTAGATGGAACTATTGCTTCTATCACTAAAGATTATTATATAGATAATGTCGTGTATGAAAAGAAGTTAGATCCTGATTGGATACCTGCTTTCAAAGATGCTATGGAAACTATTGTTTCGGGTGAGAGACCCATTACTTTACCTGCGCATCTCGGTGGTGATTTTAAAATGTTATTCCCTGAGTGGAATGAAGACCAGATACACTCCTGGTATGCTCCTGCCTTTACGTTACATCGTAAGGCAGGAGTCACACTCTTTGATGAACCAAAGCAAAAAGTTTTTAATTTTGCTGGATTGATTCAGAGTGAAACTGAAAAATGGTTTAATCGTGTAACCGAAGGTGTTACATGGGAAATAAAACAATATGGTTCTAAAAAGAAACAGCAAAAAAGATTATCCGAGCAAGAGATGGTATCTACTTTCAATGATCATTGGGGTATCTTGATGGCAGGTTATTGGCATGCAGGATCTGGTTGGTGGAGAGCAAGACCTCAACAAACTGCAGATGTTGGTTCTATACTTATATGCGAAGATAAAGAAGGTGCTTTATTTGGTGAACCATATGTTGGACTTACATGTAAGATACTTGAAGACATGGATGAAAGTCAATTAGAAAAGTTAGCGAAAGATCAACATGATTCTTATTATGATCATCAACCGATGGATAAATCTATAACTATCAAACAAGTGGAAAATTATATAAATGAATAATTATCTTGTGGTTGGTGCTGGTTTCGCTGGTGCAATTTATGCCAGAGAACTAGCAGAAGCAGGAAATAAAATTACTGTTATCGATAAGAGAGATCATATTGCTGGTAATGCATATCAATATGTTAACGAGCATGGGATAACAGTGCACAAATATGGACCACATCTTTTCCATACTAATAATATGAAAGTTGTAGAATGGTTGTCACAGTTTACAGAGTGGGTGCCATATACTCACAAAGTTAAAGCGAAACACACTGATGGTAAACTTTATACATTACCTGTCAATAAAGAAACAAAAGAAAAAATTGGTGCAGAAAATGTACTCGATGTATTTTTTCGACCATACACTAAAAAGATGTGGGGTGTAGAGTTAGACAAATTAAATCCAGATATCATGAACAGAGTTCCTGTCCGTGATGATGACAATGAACTTTATTTCCCTAATGATAAATTTCAATGCATGCCTCGCGATGGATATAATAAGATGTTCGAAAAAATATTCGATCATCCAAATATTATTATTCAACTTGATACTGAATTTAAAAAATCAATGATATATAATTATGATCACGTTTTTAACAGTATGCCGATCGATGAGTTTTATGATTATGAACATGGTGAGTTACCATATAGATCTATCAAATTTGAATCAGTGACCTTACCAGAAGAAAAAATATATGAAACTGGTACAACAAATTTTACCACATACACTGGACCAACAAGAGTCACCGAGTGGAAAAATATTGCGAATCATGGTGAAAATAAACATGCCACAACTCTTACATACGAATATCCTTGCGATTATAAATCTAATAATATGGAGAGATATTATCCAGTAAAAGATTTGAATGGCGATAATGATAAGATATACAAAAAATATAAATCAAATGAAAATAATAAAGTCACATTTATCGGAAGATGTGGTACTTACCAATATTTGGATATGCATCAAGTTATAAATCAATCATTGGTTAATGTAAGAAAATTTATGAAGAAGGAAATATAATGAAAGTATCTGTTACAGGATCACGAGGACTCATAGGTAGTCATGTGAAAAATAGATTAGAAGCAGAAAATCACGAAGTTGTTGAGTGGGATAATAAACTAGGAAAAGATATTAAAGATTTTAATTTGCAGCAAGATATAGATGCTGTTATACATCTTGCTGCTTGGGCAGACGTGAGAGCATCGATTGATAATCCTGAAGCATATTGGGAAAATAATGTCGTAAACACAACTGCTATACAAAAAATTTGTCATTCTAGTCATGTTCCTTTATTTTATGCATCCTCTTCTTGTATACATAACTGGTGGTTATCTCCATATGGTATAAGTAAAAAAGTAAACGAAGAAACTGCATATTCTAATATTGCTCATGGTATTCATCAAGTCGGTCTTAGGTTTACAACTGTCTATGGAGAGGGTGCTAGAGAAACTATGCTGATCCCTAGATTATTAAATAATAATGTAAAATATTTCACAAGACATATTAGAGATTTTATACACGTAAATGATGTTGTAGATGTTATAATGCTTCTTATTGATAAGTCGTTTAATCCTGAGAAATATCCTGGTGTATCTTTAAAACCATCCTATGACATAGGAACAGGAAAGGGATACGCTATTGATGAGATTGGTACATGGACTGGTCATATCAATCCAGCAAGTTCATTTCCAGTAACTGATGGGGATGCTTGTGAAGCAGAGGATAATACAGCAGATATATCTCCTCTACAAGAACTTGGTTGGAATCCTACAATAGATTTAAAAAACTACTTAGAAGATAAAGGAGCTATCGTATGAAACATGAACCTTATCACGATTATATGTCAAGGAGAATGAAAGAAGAACGACCAGAAAAAACTGTAGATCAAAGGGAAAATGATATTTTCGAATTAAAACAAAGAATCCATAGACTTGAAGAAGATATGGCAAATATATTAAAAAGGCACGAATAATCTTTACTTATCTACTAAAATATAGTATAATAATAAAAAAATACAAGGATACATTATATGTCAATTATGGATAAATTGAAGAAGAACAGTAAAGTTCAGTTTACAGAAGTATTATCTGACTCTAAGTTCTTCACTGAAAAAGATATGGTGCCGACTGATATCCCTATGATCAATGTCGCTTTATCTGGATCCACCGAAGGTGGTCTTGCTCCTGGACTTACAGTTCTAGCAGGTCCATCAAAACATTTCAAAACTTCATTCGCGCTTATTATGGCATCAGCATATTTGAAAAAGTATGAGGATGCTGTACTTTTATTTTATGATTCAGAGTTTGGTTCTCCGCAAGAATATTTTGAAAACTTTGGCATAGATACTGATAGAGTTTTACATACCCCAATCACTAACGTAGAGGAACTAAAGTTTGATATTATCGCTCAACTTGAAGGTATCGAACGTGGTGATAAAGTTTGTATTGTGATTGACTCTGTTGGTAATCTCGCTTCTAAAAAAGAACTTGATGATGCCATTAATGAAAAGTCTGTTGCTGATATGTCAAGAGCGAAAGCACTCAAAGGTTTATTCCGTATGTGTACGCCATATCTTAATATGAAAGATATTCCTATGATTGCAGTCAATCATACATATAAGGAGATAGGATTGTTTCCTCGAGATGTAGTCTCTGGTGGAACTGGTATATATTATAGTGCTGATAATATTTGGATACTTGGTCGTCGTCAAGATAAATCGAGTGGAGAAATAAAAGGTTACCATTTTGTTATTAATGTGGAGAAATCACGTTATGTTAAAGAAAAGTCTTCAATACCCATTAGTGTTAGTTGGGATGGTGGAGTACAGAAGTGGTCTGGTATGCTTGATGTTGCTCTCGAAGGTAAATATGTCGCTAAGCCATCTAATGGTTGGTATTGCAGGGTTGAGCAGGAAACTGGGGAATTACTTGAACCAAAAGTACGAGAAAAACAAACTCTAGAAGAATCATTCTGGACACCTATATTTGATGATGGGTTTAATAACTATTTGAAACAAAGGTTCTTAATAGCACCTCCATCTATTGATGATATAAATGATATCGAATAAAAAAATTGAAAACACAGATTACGAAATGATACCATCTGAAGAAGCAGAGTATGGTTGGAATGTTCGTATTCTTACAGGTCAGTATTGTGAAACAGTGATTAAGTTCGGAACAGTCAGATTCAATGAGATTGAAGATAATATGTCTTTTAGTTTTGAGGTTGTTTCTACACCCGATCCAAAAGCTTCTACTGAGAATGTTGATCTCCAAATTGTAGCAGGAGAGATACTTGAAGCAGTTATATCTACTGGTTTGGACGAAGGATCAGTAATAATGAAAGAAAGAGATGCAAATAAACATTGAACAAACAATACTTCGCAATCTTCTCACTGATGAGAAGTATATGCGAAAAGTTCTACCATTCATAAAACCAGATTATTTTCAAGGTGTCTATCGGACTCTCTTCAAAGAGGCAGGAAAGTATGTTGGAAAATATAATAAACTCCCCACATCTGAAACACTCATCATAGAATTACAAGAATCAAGTAATATCTCAAATGAGCAGTTTCAAATGTCCACTGATATTATTCCTCAACTTTTTACGACCGAAGAGATTGACAATGACTGGTTATTAGACTCAACTGAAAAGTGGTGCCAGGATAGGGCGATACACAATGCCATCATGGAGTCAATTAGTATTATTGATGGTAAGCATGATAAACTAACAAAAGGTGCTTTGCCTGATCTATTATCAAAAGCACTTGGAGTTGCCTTTGATACTAATGTAGGACATGACTATGTTGAAAACGCAGAAGAAAGATACGAATTTTACCACACAGAAGAAGATAGAATTAGTTTCGATCTTGAATTTTTTAATAAGATTACAAAAGGTGGAGTCCCGAATAAAACTCTTAACATTGCTCTTGCTGGTACAGGTGTTGGTAAATCTTTATTTATGTGTCATGTTGCTGCGAGTGCACTCGTAGATGGCAAAAATGTTTTATATATAACCATGGAGATGGCAGAGGAAAGGATTGCTGAACGTATAGATGCAAACTTACTCAACATTCCTATTGATCAACTCGATAAAATGTCAAAAGATATGTTCACTAAAAAAGTTCAAGACTTATCTCGTAAGACGACTGGTAAATTAATTGTAAAAGAATATCCAACTGGATCTGCTCACTCTGGGCATTTTCGTGGATTACTCAACGAACTAAAACTCAAAAGAAGATTTGAACCAGATATTATTTTTATTGATTATTTAAATATTTGTTCGTCATCACGAATGAAGTCCATGGGAGGAGCAATCAATTCATACACTTACATTAAAGCAATTGCTGAAGAGTTACGTGGTCTTGCGGTCGAGTTTGAATTACCGATCTTCTCTGCAACGCAAACGACTCGTTCTGGTTATAGTAACTCGGATGTTGGGCTTGAAGATACGTCCGAGTCTTTTGGACTACCCGCTACAGCAGATTTGATGTTTGCCTTGATCTCAACTGAAGAACTCGAAAGAGAAGGGCAAATGATGGTCAAACAATTGAAGAATAGATATAATGATCCCACTCAAAATAAAAGATTTGTGATTGGAGTAGATCGATCAAAAATGAGATTATTTGATGTAGACGAAAATGATCAAACACTTACAGATGATACACCAGTCTTCGATAAAACTGAAACTGGTAAACGATTTGAGGATTTTAAATTATGAACGTAAAGTTAATCAGTTATTCAAAACCACCAAGAATGTTACAAATTATAGAGGAGTTACATCCACATGGAGATAACCTCGAAGAACTCATTGCGTATTGCGCCCGTGTATCCAACCCATCGAATCAAAACAACTCAGCAACATCTTCAAAACTTTTGCGGTATCTCGCCAGGGAAAAACATTGGTCTCCGTTTGAAATGGTTTCTGCTTGCCTCGAGATAGAAACAACAAGAGATATAGCAAGACAAATACTAAGGCATAGGTCGTTCTCATTTCAAGAGTTCAGTCAACGATATGCTGATCCTACAAAAGATCTTGATATTTCTCATCTAAGAGAAGGTCGATTACAGGATACAAAGAATAGACAAAATAGTATTGAAAGTAATGATACTGATCTACAACTCGAATGGTTGAAGAAACAATCAGAAGTTATTTCTGCTGCAAAAAATAGTTATCAATGGGCGATAGATAATGGTATTGCCAAAGAACAAGCAAGAGCAGTTTTACCAGAAGGTACAACTGGTTCTCGCATTTATATGAATGGAACATTGAGATCATGGATGCATTATGTTGAACTAAGATCTAGTAATGGAACACAAAAAGAACACCAAGAGATCGCAATCGAATGTGGCAAGGTGTTATCAAAAATCTTCCCGTTAATGGAAGAAATATTAACACAAAACCAAGAAAGGGATAATGATGATTAAATCATCTATCAAAGGGTTGACAACCTTAATACTGTCATTCTTTTTAATTGCTGCAGCAAATGCGGATCCGATAAAAGTTGGATTTGTTTATGTTGGTCCAGTTGGAGATCATGGATGGACATATAGGCATGATATTGGTAGACAACAAGTAGAGGAAGCATTTGGCGATCAAGTCGAAACTTCTTATATCGAGTCTGTACAATATGGTCCACAAGCAGAACAGGTATTCAGAGAAATGGCAGAAACACATGATATCGTGTTTGGTACATCATTTGGATATATGGAACCAATGTTAAAAGTTGCTAAAGACTTTCCTAACGTAAAGTTCGAACACGCAACAGGATATAAACAGAGTGATAATCTAGCATCGTATGGTCTTCGTCTTTATCAAGCAAGACACGTACAGGGTATTATTGCTGGTATGATGACAGAGACAAATAAGATTTGTTATGTTGGTGCCTTCCCTATCCCTGAAGTCATTCGTGAAATCAATACATATTATCTTGGTGCAAAGAAGATGAATCCTGATGTCGAACTCATGGTTACTTGGGTCAATACTTGGTACGATCCTGGTAAAGAAGCACAAGCAGCAAATGTGATGATGGCACAAGGATGTGATATGGTTGCACAGCATACTGACTCTCCTGCTCCTTTGCAAGAAGCACAGAAACAAGGTAAGTTAGGATTCGGTCAAGCATCGGATCAGTTTAACTTTGCACCTGAAGCACAACTGACAGCAACGATCGATAACTGGGGTCCATATTATATTGAAAAGGTCAAAGCAGTCATTGATGGCAACTGGGAGTCAGGTGATTACTTTGGACATATGAATGAAGGTGCAGTTCAGATGGCACCATTCACTAATATGCCAGCAGATGTTGAAGCAGCTGCTCAGAGTATGAAAGATGCAATCTCAGCAGGTGAATACTTTGCGTTCACTGGACCACTCTATGATAATGAGGGTAATCTACAACTCGCCGATGGTGAAGTTGCAAGTGACGCACACCTCAATCAAATGATGTATTATGTCGAAGGAATCACCGCAAAGGTTCCTAACTAAAATGATACCAGTAATTGATTTAAAAGCGCAAGATGCTCTAGATCGTATTGACGAAGCCTACACAAGTGTGGGCTTCGCAGTATTTACAAATTCTCTTGATTATGAAGATCAAGTAACAATGAATACATGGTTTGAACAAGCTCAGTCATTTTTCAATTTGGAAATGTCCAAGAAAAAAGAACTTACATATCAATCCAAAAATAATCTTGGTTATAGTTTGATAGGAGCAGAGCATGTTGATCCTAATGCTCCATCTGATATAAAAGAATCCTATAATTATAACAATACAAGAATGCCAGAAGAACTTTGGCCA